GCCGCTGTCAAGGTATAAAATTTTTAAGCATAAAAAAGCCCTCTTGAATCTCTTCAAGAGGGCTTTTTATGAATCAAAACGTATCGGGTTGTTTTATATCCTTAACTGATTCTTTAGCTGTTTTCATATCGCTATAAGCCTTACTACGGGCGGCATCCATAACGGTGATCCACTCTAATAAGAACTTGCGATCATCTTTTGGTACCTCTAAAATATCAAGTATATCGGCAAAACCTGCAAAAGACTTACCAAGATATACTCCATTCATAGTATCCCATTCATCCCTAAGTTTATAGTAAACCCCCACCGCTTCTTGTACTTCCGCAGGGAAGTCATCAAGCTCTACTGGTATACTATCCTCATCTGGTTCTGAACCTAGACTCTCGCACATTTCAAAATAAGTCTCCTTAGTCATTCCTACAGATATATTCTGAAAGAATGATGTTAGCATCTTATTTACTTTGTGCCTTTGGCCTTCTGAAAGTTTCCCAGGTCAGTAACCGTTTCTGAGATAAAAGCATCAAAGTTAGTAGAAGACTTCATTAGGAATAAAGCATTTTCTTCTGTAAAAGCTAGGGTATCATCTAACTTTTGTCCAGATAGGTCCACGGGGGCTAGCTGCTCTAAGTAACTAAGTTTTAAACCATCCCATCCTTTAATACTTTCTTGTACGTACAGTTGTAAGAATAGTTCATCATTAACTTCTTCTGATGCTTGGCGATTCTTAAAGGTACTCTTAGTAGCTTTCTTACGGATATTAACTAGGGTCTCACGCGATAGGAAAGATACATTGATCTTGAAACCAGGAAATCCCGGATATTCAACTTCAACAGATTTACTAGGAACTAACAGAGACTTAAGGGAGATTGGGGTCATAATATTTATTTTATAAAGGTAAAAAGAGGAACCGGGGATCGAACCGGTTCCTATGAAAAAGCTAGATCAGTAATTAGTTACTGAAGTAGCGAACACGAATATCATTTACAGCGCCTACATCGTATGATGCTGTAGCAGAAGGTACAGCATCGGTACCTTGAGCCGTAAAGGCGATAGCTGTAGAGATAATATCTTGAGAAGCATCAACTGTAGGAATCTGTAGTGAAGTACCGTTCATCAGTAGTTCAATACGATTAGGATTAGTTGCACCACCGATTGCTATAGTAGTTTGGTACTTGTATTCTACAATACCTGCAGCAGCACTAGCAATAACATCTGACAATAGTTGAGCGGTACTAGGAACCCCCCCAACTGGTGTCTTTAGATAAGCATTTAAAGTACCAGTAATTGAACGAGTACCAGTAAAGTAGCCAATTGCTGAGTTTAGAGTACCAAGGTTAGTAGGTGTAATATACGTTGCATTATTGGCAATAGTGATATTACCAGCAGTTAGTGCAATCGCATAAACTGTACCAGAGAAACCAGCAATATTTGACTTAATCGAAGCAAATGATAGCTTATTAGTAATATAACGTGGAATACCTACGATACTAGCTTTAGGATACGCAGTACCTGTAGCAACACCTGCTGAACCACCGAATGTTAGGGTATACGCATTAGTATTAACAGTAGTGGTAGGTGCAGAGTACTCAGTAAGTTTTAGACCCTTACCAACCCAAGCCACAGTAGCAATACCTTGTAGACCAAAGTCAATTGCAGCACTTTCTAGTACACAGTTATCGATAGTCCAGGTAATGCCATCAGTAATGATGATTAGGCCAAACTGGATAAGCTGATTAGTATTAGAACGGACTGGAGTAACTTCAGAGTAACCAACAGTTAAGGAGGTATCAGTTCCTACAGGTAGGTTATTAGTCCACGATTTCTTGTGTAAAGTTAAACCTGAAGGTACACCACTAGTAATAGCGCCCGGGGTTTGTGTACCTGTAGACCAACCAGTAGTAGGGGCACTTAGGTATTGAAGTGTTAAACCTGTAGAGTTTAATGAAGTTAACTGTACAGCGGTATTGAATAAGTTTGCATTAATACCAATTACACCCGATAAAGTGACATAATCACCAACGGCTACAGCACTGCCACCTGTTAAAGCATTAATTGCAACTCCTGTAGCTCCAGATAGTGTTAAGATACCCGTAGTAATACCGTAAGTCCAAGTACCCCCAGTCCAAGTAATACCTGCACCTGTATCGCTAGTAGGAGTAGTGCCTAGAAGGGCGTTCCAAAGAACGCGTTCTTCAGCGGTAGGGGCAGAGGTAACACCAGAAGTAGCACCATTTGGATCGATAAATGGGCGCATATACGTCGAGAACGAGAAATCAACAGGATTCAGTGCGTTACTGAAGTTACGTTGGCCACGAACTGGAGTAGAACCAGCTTCGTTTAGGGTAACAGCTGCAGCTGTAGTTGTTTGGGAGAAGGTAAAACCGTCAAGAACAGTAAGTTCTTGAGTATTAGCAACAGTATTAGGCGAAGAGCCTGCACCGTTTAAAATTACCAAACCGTTTGCGTCTACGTTAGTAGTAAAGAATACTCTACTATTACGTTTTAAATTAAATACTGAGGCCATATCTATTCCTTTATTTAAAAGTACTAGATATCATATATGCTAGATATTTATCTGCTGCCATGACGTCTAGTACGGTTTTACTATACGTCGTAACGTACTTGTAAGTTCATTTCACCTATCGCATACGGAGCTAATAACCCCGCATCTGTAGTTATTGATAGAATCTGTATTTCAGTTGTTTCATAACCATTTACAGCATCATATACTACTTGTCTATTATTATCTATAACTGTCTCAATATCTGCTAATAGATTTTCAAGCTGCATGCTTGAATCTTCGCCTTTAGCATATAATTTTAAAGTTATATTTAAGTAACCCCATTTGAAACCATCTGGGTGATATTCTCTAAGTTCGGTTCCATTAGTCATATAGACGCAAGGAAAGTCATTAACCTCATCCCAGAACTTTAAGTAAGGATAAGAATTGCCAAATATATTAGTCAGATAAATATCTGTACCATTTATATCTTTAAATTTGTTAGCTATAGCATTGGATATACTAGTACGTTTACTCATTCTAAAACCGATCTCATTCTATTACTAACTAAAGTAGCTGCTATATCTCTAATTGACTTAGCTATTAACGATTTAGGGTCACGAGAAGGTGGATCTGATTGGGCACCACCAGTCGAGAATGTACCATAAGGATTACGCATATACGTATAATAAGCAGTAATCATACCTTCTCTAGATACAGACATACGTTCAACTTTGGGGGATTCTGCTAATCTACCAGTTCTATAATTAAGTAAGGTTGTTGAGTCTCCCTTACCCATGTTCTTTTCCATATACTGAGGTAGTAACTCATTAATTAGGGTCTGAAGACTTGCTATTGAGTAGAATCTACCACGAGTATCTCTAACGGGTGCGGCTTGGGGTTTTGGTAAGCCAGTACTAGATGACCTACTAGTTTTCGTAGTAGGTGATTTATCTTGTTTAGCTTCAAATTTCTTTGTAGTAGTTGAATCAGGAGAAGTCTTACCAGATAAAGCATTAGCTAATCTAAACTCTATCTCTTCCATTAAACTACGTGAGAAGTTAACAGTACTTATAACGCTTTGTAATTCACGCTGAATCTGTTGCTCAATCTTACCAAACTCTACTCTATTCTCATAAGCCTCTTGAGGAACTACTATATTAGCGTTTATACTTAATAAAGATTGTTTAAATTCTTTTGTTAGAGTAGCGTATATATGCGCACCATAACTACTATGTAACTCAAACTTTTCAATAGTATTATTAATCTTAGCTAGCGCATTATTAATAACTATCACTTGCTCATTAGTTAAACTACGTTTACCTGTTAATGTTGATATTGCTTTATCCTGTAAGGATACGGCTTGTGAGAACAGAGGCGTACTAGCCAGAATGGCTTCGCCTTCAATGATAATCGTATGCCCTATATCAAAACTAGTATTATCTTTAGTAAACGGGGCAATTTCTTTATTTATAAAATCTCTAAAGAGGGTTTCCTGTAAATTTCTAAAACTGTTACCACCAGTGAAATGTAAGGCACCTATAATAGTACCATATTCATACACTAAAGCAGGGGAGTATCTAGATAAATTAGTAAGAGTTATTCGTGTACTCTTAGATTCATCAGTGTATAAGGAACCATCTATAGATACTAACTTAGAACTACCTAGGTTAGTTTTATAAAATTTTACTAAGCTATTGTGTATTTGTGAAGATGTTAGCGTAACCATAGGACCTATGGTTATTGATAATGTCTCTATATCTATAGGCATAAAATATGGTTGAACATTTAATCCACCTATTACAGCCAGTCTACCAGGCATTGCTCGCTGTAGAATATCCTGGACTGGAGTATTACTCATAGATAGTTAGCACAGTATAAATCTAATACCCGTCTAATATGTGCAGGTAGTGCCGTATTAGTTACATACTCTATCTGCACGCTATTAGCACCCACATTTTTATTGGTATGTAGTGCAGACTCTTTTCGTAAATAGTAAGTCACTAAATCCATTACCGCTAGTTTTAAGTCTTCGGGTAAGGTAGTATAGCCTGCTGTATACGTTACTCTAAATGCATTGATTTTAGTAGATAGCTGGTAGTATACTGATATTAAGTTTACTTGATCGGTTGAATTATCTACTACATAGTCCTGATAATTTACTAATGGTAGGTATGTCTGTCCATAATCATCAGAATATTCTACTAAGCTAACATTGATTAGTGGTGGTTCTAGTAAATTCAAGGCAGTATTACCGCCTTTGAATACCTCCACCTTATTATTAGTAACATAGTCTAAAAATGTTCTACGGCAGAATGATTTTACTAATTCACTGACTTTAGGTATAATAGCGTTAATTGCAGCATCTTGAGTAGTACTAGATATACCTTGATATGCCTTATAGTCACTAGCTGTAATTAATGGTAATCCCATATCTATTCCTTGTATCTTTTATA